GAGCTTCTGAGCAGCCCCCACCGCCCCAAGTTCCATGATGGTGCCTGTGTCGCTGGCCGTCTTTGTGGTCTTGGGGAACAGGATGGTACCCTTGATAAGCGCCCCATTGCCTTGCCCCTTGACAGAGAAGGCCATCACGTCGCCAACCTTGCCCCCAGGGGAATAGGCCGAGATGTTCGGCTGAAAGAGGAAACAGGCCGTCTCATCCGCCCCGGTTACCGCCATGGTCATGGGGATGTCTGACAGGCTCATGTTGTCGAACAGAAACTTATCCGGGTTGATGGCATCAAAGTGGCCGTTGAGGGAAAAGCCGGTGTCCTTCAGCCCAGGCAGCCGGGTCTTGTTCGTGTCCCCCATGGCCGTCTTCTCCGGCGTCTCGGCACTCATATCAATGGCCAGGGCGTTCATGTACCCGGAAAAGTCATACTGGCCGGCGTAAAACTTCGCATTTAACAGGACGGCTTCGCTCATGATGTGACCTCCGAATAAGCAACCTCAGCGTCAATCGCTACCCCGAATTTCAGGGCTTCTTCGTCGTAAAGATCGTTCTCGCCAATGATGTAGGTGTCAAAAATACCAGTTGTTCTATACCGCTCCAGAGCCAGGCGGATTTGATCACCGATGGCCTTGACGCTCGTGTAAGTGTCTCCCCAGGCCGTGACCTGGATCCGGGTAAACGCTATGCCGGGGTCCGATCCCATGGCGACCTCCCGGGGCATGGTGGAGATCCGCTGGTAAGTCACCGCCGGGTAGGTCACCCCCTGGGGGCAGAGCATCGGGTAAATCCGGGTGCTCACCAGAGCTGCCAAGCCGGCGAAGGTTGAGAGGCGGGTGAACAGGGTGGACTCTACGCTCACGTTGCCACCCACTCTTCAGCCATGAGCTGCATCTCGACATGACGCTCTTCCGGGTCAATGATAAAGTCGATGAGATATAGCCGTGTTCCAAACAGCACCCGCATTTTCGGGGTCACCCCCGCCAGATACCTGATCCTGATCCGCGTGGTCACCCGGGCTTGTTGCGCTTGCGCCGCCCACAACTCCTGTCCTCGGAGAGGTTCAACCGCCGCGTTCACCGTGGCAAACGTCCCCCAAGTCTGCACCATTTCCCCGTATTCATTTGGGGCCTCGGTAGCCTTTTGGATTATAATTCTATGGCGCAACTTGCCAGCTCGCATTAAACAGCCTCTCTCATATATTCATCTGGAGTTTTTACGTGTTTTTTTGAATTACAATTTCTACAGGCCAATGTAATATTGTTTATAAAATTAGTCCCACCTCTTACTATCGGTATTAAATGGTCTTTAGTTACAGTATTTTTATCTAACATTTTACCGCAATATGAACAAATCCACTTAGAGGTTTCACATAAATTCTTCCATTCTTCAACAGAATGGCTGCCTTTTATATTTTTTAATCTATATTCTCTATTTCTACGTAAAATAGCCATTTTCTCAGGATTTTTTTGAACCCATAATCTATATCTTGCATAAGATTTGCCTGGATTCTTCTTGTAATAATTTTTTACTTGGTTTATATATATTTCTGGATTTTCATTATACCTTTGTCTTCTTACTTCTAAGTATTCAGGATTATTTTCTCTCCAATTTTTGCACACTATTCTATATTTTTCTGCATTATTTAAGTAATTTAACCTTCTTTTTTTATTAATTAAGTCACTATTTGTTGTTCTATATTTACGTGCTCTTAATTTATTACTTTCTTTTATTGCTATTAACTTGCAACTCATACAATATTTCTGATTATTAGTTATTTTGATAATTTCACAATTACATTTTATACAATTCCCTTTTCCCTGGGACACCTTCTTAGCACAACTTTTATTACAAAATCTATGCCTCTTGTCTGTTGTGTTAAATTCTTTATTACAATATTCACAGACTTTTGTAATATTCATTTTTCTACAACCCAAGGGCCTGCTTTCACTTACCCCAACCCGCTATTGCAATAGTTTTCCATCGTCTGCCCATGTAGTTTCGCCGCCGAGATGATGATATTGTCCGGGGTATCCCAAGCCTGTTTGGTCAAGGCGGAAACCGGCACTTTCGTCTGTACAGTCAAGTAGGCTTTGACCACCTCGGCATCGGTCTGCTTTTCCGCTTCGGTATCAACCGCCCCGTCCAGGTCTGCCTCCATCGTCTCCAGATCAATCTCTTTTTCCAGTTCCACGGTCATGCCTATAGGAACCGGGGCGACTTTGGGAGGGTCGAAGTCCTCAAGCCAGCACACTTTTAAATCCAATTTTAGCGGGATAACAACCAATTCACTGGCCTCGATCTCCACCATGATAGAATCACCAGTAGGCTTTGACTTACGCCCCCAACTGATCCAGGTGGGCTGCCCGTCTTTATCGGTGGGTAGGACCGGGGATTGCGTGGCGTGGTCAAATGGTACGATTATCGCTGTTTTCATATTTAATCCCTCGAATAGCGGTCGAGAATGGAATGGCAGTTAGTTTTTGCCCCCGTATCGTGAGCCACAAAGCTGCTAAAGGTATTCGCCGCCAAAGTGCTAAACATCCCAAAATATTGCCCGGCGAGACAGGCGGCATCAATCGTACCGGCTCCGGTATAAATAAGGGCTTCGGCGTAGAAAATCCTTGCCTCAGTTCCAATGATCCAGGCGATGAGCCGGGCGTCAGCTGAGAAAGCTTTGGCTGAGGAATTAATCGCACTGTAAGCCCCGGCCAGGACTTGCACCGTATCGAGATTCCCGGCCCCGTTAAAATACCAGATCACCCCGTTCCAACTCGCCCAATCTACCCCAACCCAATCATCTTCACTCACAGCCTCAACTAGGTTGTCATCCAGGGTGATGGTCTGGACTCCGTCTACCAGGGCAGAGACAGAGGCGATAGTGTAGGTCGTAGGGGTAATGGGGTGCTTGATGGTCAGGGTGTCGGTGTCGGGCACCGCATGGGTGAGACCCTTGAGCACAATCACCGGCTGCCCGGCTGCGGCATCGGCGTTAGCCTGGAAACCGAAGGGACGGTCACTCTGACAAATCCCGGCCTGACTGCCCAGGGTGTAGGCGGATATAATTTCCTCTGCCAGAACGTCGGTGGTGGCGAGTTGCTGGTTGGCGATTAGGGTGGAAATGGGGAGGAGTTTGATTGTTACGTCATCGAAATAGAGTGATGCTGATGCTGCGCTGTCACTTTTAAAGTAAACGTTGGTATCCGCTCCACATCTTCCAGTTTGAACATATTCGGTAAAAGTTGTTCCAGGATCACGAGATACAACTCCTAAGTATCCTCCCGTTTTTAGAGTTTTTCCTGCTGCCGATGCCTTTCCCCAAAAGTTTAATTGATACCAATTACCTAAAGTTCCTCCAGACGCTTTATATATTTGTACAGCTGTATTTGAGGCATCTATGTCAAACCTAACAGAATATGTACCTCCATGAATTACAACTGCCTCCTGATTAACAGTACTAGTTCCTCCAATTCCTTCTACCCAATCAGTTAGATTGGTGGGGCTTGTCCAATCCTCAAAGTCGCCTTTAAGCAGTAAATCCGCCCCCTCCACCGGCGTATTCGCCACCACTCCCGCCGCAATCGCCCAGGTGGTGAGGCCGAGCCACGTCAGCCCGCCCCCGCCAGCACCCAACCCGCCAGCGATACCCTCAGCATGGCCCAGGCCGTCGGAGGTGCCGAAGGTGGAGCCGAAGCCGTCCGAGAGGAGGGGCGTGGGCAGCCAGAAATTGGTGGGGACTCGGATGAAATCATACGCCGGAGTATTTGCTCCGGCTGACAAAGTAGAAATAGATGGGTAAACAGGATTTAATGTGTCATCTATGCCAATCAAAAAAATGGGGAGTAATGTCCAATTACTCCCAGAAGGTTTATATAATATATATGATCCGGTAGACCGTAGAATAATAACCCCATAATAGGTAGTACCTGCTGTTAATGCAATTCCAATGGATTTGTTGGCAATTAAAATTCGACTTGCATCAGTACGCAGTACTTCTCTTTCCTGTGAAGCACTCGCTCCCCAGTTAAATTGCATTCTACCGTCGGATTGTATCCACTTGCAAAATAACATCTTGCCAGGTATTCTAACTTGGGCTGCGTAAACAACTCTTGGATCATATGCCCCTGTAGTTGCTGCATATACCAGTGCCCCGCCAGATATGCTTAACTGGTTGCCAGTATCAACCACCGTCCTAACCCCCGGCCCAGGCTCGGCGTTGGTGCCGTTGACCGAACCGGCGGCAAGAGCAGTCGAAAACTCATCCCGGAGGAGCCAACGGATTCGCCGGCCCCCCATCACGTTAAGCAGTGCGCCTCGATGCTGCATGGCTATACCCCGTAGTATCTGGGAATCA